AAAAAAATGCTCTGGTATTAGGTAGAAGCCCTTACCAATGGCAACATGAACCTGTGCTCTATGGCTGGAAACAAAAAGGAAAACACCAATGGTTTTCTGATAGAAAGCAGACGACCATTTGGGAATATGACCGTCCAAAATCCAGCAAAGAGCATCCGACTATGAAGCCTGTTCAGCTTATGGCTTATCCGATTCAGAATTCTTCCATGCGAGGGACACTTATACTGGACCCATTTTTAGGCAGTGGCTCTACCTTAATTGCGGCTGATCAGACAGGTCGAATTTGTTATGGCATAGAACTGGATGAAAAGTTTGTGGATGTTATTGTCAAACGCTACATGGAAGCAACAGAAAAGACGGATGTGAAACTAATCCGTGAAGGTAGGACCTTATTTTTTGAAGAGGCTGTGAATGAAATGGAGGAAGCACAATGACAATAACTTTTCTGGATTTCTTTGCAGGAATCGGTGGCTTTCGTTGTGGATTAGAGTTGACGGGAATGAAATGTATTGGCTATTGCGAGAAGGATAAGTTTGCAAGAAAATCATATGAAGCCATGTATGAAACGAAAGGAGAATGGTTCCATGACGATATCACAAGCATCAACCCAACACAACTTCCAAAAGCAGATTTATGGTGTGCGGGAAGTCCTTGTCAAAATCTGTCTATCGCAGGAAAGCGAGCCGGATTATACGGTGAACGAAGTGGACTCTTTTTTAGATTTGTTGCTTTGCTCGAAAGCCAAGAAGAAAAGGATAAACCCGAGTGGATACTCCTTGAAAATGTTAAGGGACTTTTATCAAGCAGCAGGGGACGAGATTATCTCGACTATCTCTCTAGTCTGGGGCAAGCAGGGTATGACCTCGAATGGCAGATTCTTAATTCCAAAGATTACGGAGTCGCACAAAACAGAGAACGAGTCTATACTCTCGGACATCTTAGAAGCAGAGGTAGACGACAAGTATTACCTGTCCGCAGAGAAAGCAGCAGCCATCTTAAGCAGCTTATAGGTGGCATGCAAAGTTACAGAGTTTATGATACTTCTGGCATTTCAACGACTCTCGTTGGTGAGGGAGGCGGAGTAGGAGCTAAAACAGGACTTTATATGATTGACCAATCTTTGACAGCTCCCAAGGTAACAAATACAGCACGCTGTATCACTGCTCGCTATACATCAGGGGCGACAAAAAGAACAGCTATGAATACAGCAGTTTTAGAAGTTGCTGAGCAAGAGGGGATAAAGGTTCGCAATGGTACTAAGAAAGGTTATCAAGTTGCGAATGTTGGAGATTCAGTTGATTTATCTTATCCAGGATCCAGAACAAGAAGAGCACGAGTTGGAAAAGGATTGGCTCATAACCTTTCTTGCGGAGGGCAAATGGGAGCTGTTGTCTGGAAGGGAAAAACAGTTAAGATTCGAAGATTGACTCCTAAAGAATGCTTCAGGCTTCAAGGATTTCCTGATGAGTTATTTGAAAAAGCTTGTGCCGTAAATTCGGATGCTCAGTTGTATAAACAAGCAGGAAACGGTGTGACAGTATCAGTTGTATTTGCTATTGGGAAAGCCATTCTAAATGCGATAAAGGAAAATCATGATGAATAATCTTCCTGAATCAGAAACCAAGCAATATCTTGAAAAAATTGCTGTTCAATTGGAGTCGTTTCCATCGATATCACCAGTTTCCAAAATAAAACTTCAGGAACTGCTTATGCATATTAAGAGGGCAATGAAGACTAATCAGTTTGGTTATCTAGAATTGAAATATATCAATCAAATGATTGAGCAATTGATTGTGGAGACCACTCTTGAAAGTCAAAAAATATTCGAATAATTATCTCTTGTGTCTGGATAAATATGTATAATATAGGTATTATACCATTGAACAAATTGAACTCCAAAGGAGAAGAAACATGAATGCGAAGATTGTAGAATTATTAAAAAAGCGGTATCCTGCTGGAACAAGGGTGCGGCTCTTAAAAATGGAAGACCCGAATCCAGTGCCAATTGGTATGTTGGGAACGGTGGAAGATGTAGATGATATTGGTTCCTTGGTTGTTCAATGGGACAATGGCCGACAACTCCATGTGTTACATGGTATTGATGAAGTAGAGAAAATCGATTCATAAGAAATTAAGCCTTCGGGCTTTTTCTTGTGGGCTGAAGGGGGTGAGGGCATGGCACAGAAGGGCAGAAAGCCCAAACCAACCAGTTTGAAAATCTTGGAAGGTAATCCTGGCAAGCGCCCCCTTCCAAAGAATGAAATTCAGCCTAAGAAGAAAGCCCCTAGATGCCCTTCCTGGCTTGAAGAAGATGCTAAAAAAGAATGGAAGCGTATGGGTAAAATCCTGGAAGGGTTGGGACTTTTAACTGATATGGATATGATGGCTTTTGCGGGTTACTGCCAAGCTTATGCACGCTGGAAGGAAGCAGAAGAGTTTCTTTCAAAACACGGCTCTATCATCAAAACTCCCAATGGCTATCTCCAACAAGTGCCACAAGTTTCCATTTCTCAGACTAATCTCAAAATCATGCTCAAGTTCTGTGAGCAGTTTGGCTTAACGCCATCTGCCAGAACACGGCTGGCTTCAATGGATACAGAAGTGGGTTCAGGAGATGAAATGGAAGATTTACTTGGAGGGCGCTTATGACGTATCACTATATCCCTTCTCCCTTCATGCTTCCAACTTCTCATTATGATGAGAAAAAGGCAGACCGGGCAGTAACCTTCATTCAGAATCTCTGCCACACCAAAGGGCGCTGGGCGGGACAGAAATTCTTATTATTACCCTGGCAGGAACAAATTGTACGTGACCTTTTTGGTATCGTAAAGGAAGATAGGAATCGACAGTTCCTGACGGCCTATGTAGAGATTCCCAAAAAGAATGGGAAGTCTGAACTGGCTGCTGCAATTGCTCTTTATCTCTTATACGCAGATGGGGAAGCCAGTGCCGAAGTGTATGGAGCAGCTTGTGACCGAAATCAGGCTTCTATTGTTTTTGATGTGGCCAAGCAAATGGTTTTGATGAGCAGGGCTTTAGAAAAACGCTCCAAAGTCATGGGTGCCACTAAACGTATCATCAATTATTCCAATGCAGGCTTCTATCAAGTATTATCGGCTGAAACTGGAACCAAGCATGGACTCAATGTATCAGGTTTGGTCTTTGATGAAATCCATGCCCAGCCCAATCGTCATTTGTATGATGTCTTAACCAAAGGGAGTGGTGATGCCAGAGAGCAGCCCCTCTTTTTTATTATCACGACAGCAGGAAATGACAAAAACTCCATCTGCTATGAACTGCATACCAAGGCCTTAGATATACTAAAGGGGCGAAAAAAAGATAGTACCTTTTATCCAGTTGTTTATGGCCTTTCAGAAGAAGATGATTGGAACGATGAAGAGAATTGGCTAAAGGCTAATCCCTCCCTTGGTCATACAATTGGGATTGACCGGGTTCGAGAAGCTTATCTGAATGCCTTAGATAACCCAGCAGAAGAAAATGTATTCAAGCAGCTACGACTCAATATCTGGACCAATTCAGCTGTGACTTGGATTCCGGAACATATCTACGATAAAGGAAGACAGCCGATTGATGCTGAGAGTCTCAAAGGAAGAGATTGTTATGCTGGTCTGGATTTATCTTCCACTTCAGATATTACAGCCTTTGTCCTAATCTTCCCACCAAGAAATGAAGCAGAGAACTATCAAGTTCTTCCATATTTTTGGTTGCCTGAAGAAACCTTGGTTCTTAGATCTAGACGAGACCATGTGTTGTACGATGTCTGGAAAAAGAAAGGATTTCTTCTTACCACGGAAGGGAATGTTGTTCATTATGGATTTATTGAACGGTACATTGAAAAACTGTCCACTATCTATCATATCAAAGAAATTGCCTATGACCGCTGGAATGCGACACAGATGGTTCAGAACTTAGAAGGCATGGGCTTAACAATGGTTCCATTTGGTCAGGGCTATAAGGACATGAGTCCACCTTCCAAAGAGTACTATAAACTTATGATGGAAGGTAAAATCCAGCATGGAGGTCATCCGGTTCTAAAATGGATGGCCCAAAACGTAGTCATGAGACAGGACCCAGCCGGAAATATTAAGCCTGATAAAGAAAAATCTGTCGAAAAGATTGACGGGATTATTGCGACCATTATGGCTTTAGACAGGTGCATTCGACATCAAAAGAATGACGGTAGTATTTATGATGAGCGAGGAATCTTATACTTTTAAATTTATTAGATTTTCCACAATTGAAAGAGTGATTGTAAAGCATCTCAAGCGAGGTGCTTTTTTTCATGCCTAGAAAAGGAGATGACTATGGGAATATTGGAACGATTAGGACTAAAACGACAGAGGGGAGAGCCCAAAAATAAGTATGAAGGGAATGACTTTTCGCTACTCTTTGGTCGAACCACGAGTGGGAAAACGGTCAATGAACGGACGGCATTACAAACGACAGCGGTCTATGCCTGCGTAAGGATTCTGTCAGAGACCATTGCATCTTTACCTCTTCATGTTTATCGATACACCGAAGGAGGAAAAGCAAAGGATACGGAACATGTCCTTTACACGCTTTTGCATGATGAGCCGAATCCTGACATGACATCTTTTGTCTTTCGGGAAACCTTGATGAGCCATCTCTTGATCTGGGGAAATGCCTATTCTCAGATTCTTCGTGACCGTTCAGGTCAGGTGATTGGACTGTATCCTTTGCTACCGGATCAGATGAGCGTTCATCGAAGTGAGAAGGGTAAGCTCTTTTATGTTTACAATCGTTATGAGGAAGACAATCCTAATTTTCAGGAAAAAGGAAGCATTGTTTTATCACAAGAAGAGGTACTTCATATTCCAGGCTTAGGGTTTGATGGTCTGATTGGTTATTCTCCGATTGCTCTGGCGAAGAATGCGGTGGGGATGACGCTTGCTTGTGAAGAATATGGCGCTAGTTTCTTTAGCAACGGTGCTAACCCCGGTGGAGTTCTCGAACACCCGGGTATCTTAAAAGACCCTGGAAAGGTGCGAGATTCCTGGAATGCAGTCTATCAGGGGACACGAAATGCTCATAAGGTAGCTGTCCTGGAAGAAGGGATGAGCTATAAGCAAATTGGGATACCGCCTGAAGAAGCACAGTTCTTGGAAACCCGCAAGTTTCAAATCAATGAGATTGCACGTCTCTTTCGGATTCCACCGCATATGGTAGGAGATTTAGAGAAGTCCAGTTTTTCTAATATTGAACAGCAATCCCTTGAGTTTGTTAAGTATACCTTGGACCCCTGGGTGGTTCGGTTTGAACAGGCTCTTAAGAAAAGTTTGCTGCTGCCGGAAGAGAAGAAGACCCATTTCATTAAATTTAATGTAGATGGCCTGCTTCGTGGAGACTACCAAAGTCGGATGAACGGCTATGCGATTGGCCGACAAAACGGCTGGCTCTCGACAAACGATATCCGGGAGCTAGAAGAACTCAACCCTATCCCGCCAGAAGAAGGCGGTGACCTTTATCTCATTAATGGCAATATGACCAAGCTAAAAGATGCAGGAGGATTTATGAAAAATAACCATGAAGGAGAGAGTCATGAATAAATTTTGGAATTTCAGAGAGGATGAAACGGGGCGTGTGCTGCATCTAAATGGTACGATTGCTAGTGAATCCTGGGTGGATGATGATGTGACTCCGCAAATTTTTAAGAATGAACTCATGAGTGGCACCGGACCATTGACCTTATGGATTAACTCACCGGGTGGAGATGTCTTCGCGGCAGCTCAAATCTACAATATGTTAATGGACTACAAAGATGACGTGACCGTCAATATTGATGGAATTGCAGCTTCGGCCGCC